CGGACCTTGAGGGCCAACATCGCCTTGCGGACCTTGAGGGCCAACATCGCCTTGCGGACCTTGAGGGCCAACATCGCCTTGCGGACCTTGAGGGCCAACATCGCCTTGCGGACCTTGAGGGCCAACATCGCCTTGCGGACCTTGAGGGCCAACACCGCCTTGCGGACCTTGCGGCCCTTGCGGGCCTGCCCCGCCTCCAGCACCCAACTCAATTTCAGTCGCTCCTATTCTAGCATATAAACCATCGTCATATTTAAATCTAATATCATTGGTTCCATCGTTAAGAGCAACGGTATATCCAGAGTAAGACGCGTTTGTTGCGTAAACCACGCCTTCTCTTATCCTCATGCTTCCGTAAACGTCCAATTTAATTCCATTAGAATTAGATGGCGCTGTATCGTTTATACCTACAGACCCATTTCTACTGGCGGTTAAACATTCATTATAATTATTATCAGTTCCTAACCAAGTTCTTAAAATAATGTTTCCAGTATCAGCTTTTCCACCAATTAACTGAACAACTCCAGCAATTCCTCCTCCAGCTAATTTTCCAACTAAATCTATTTGGCCTGCGCCATTATTAGCTCCAGCCGCGCCCCAGTTATCAGTTCCTGCTGTTATCGACAATACACCAGCGTTAGTTTCTCTTCTGATACCGTTTGGAGAAGTTATAATTATACCAAATGAATTTTCTGTTGCGTCTCCAAAAGTAGTTCCTCCTTTAATTACGCCTCTTACAGATACATTGTTAAATTCTGCGTCACCAGTATTTCTCTGGATTCTCCATCCAGAAACTCCAGATGAAAAATTATTAGAAAGTACATCTGCACCCAAAATCATTCCGCTTGTAGTTAAATCTACAAGAGTTACACCAGTAACACCGGGTGTTTCCACTACGAACTTATCAGCTTGAACTTTGAAGCTAGATGTTTCTTCGTTTGAAAATAAATTAATTGCCCCAAGAATTCTTCCGTCACCAGTTAACTTGACGCCCCAATTCAAAGCAAGTTGATCATTAATCGCATTATTTCCGCTAACTCTAGCGGATGTTTCTATTATAACTGCACCCGAAACCGTATCTGTTTTAGCCGACACTGTTTGAATTTGAGTGGCTAACGCACCGCTCACATTAGCGAATGCAGAACCAGTTTCATCAATTCTAGCGTTTAAAGCTGCGGTAGTGCCAGTAAAAGTTGCATTCAAGCTGCTAATCTGAGAAGCTAAAGCGCCACTAACATTAGTAAAGGCTATACCGGTTTCGTCAATTCTTGCATTTGCGGCAGCATCTTTACCAGAATAGAAAGCATCTAAAGAACTTATTTGCGAAGCCAAAGCACCAGAAGCGTTGGTAAAAGTTGTGTTAGTATTGGTCACTCTAGCGTCGAGAACGCCGCTCGCTCCAGTTAATGCGCTGTTAAGCGCGCTAATGGTTGTTGCTAAAGTTCCAGTTGCGTCACTAAAAGTAAGAGCTGTATCGGTTATTCTTGAATTTAAAGTTCCACTTATACCGCTAAATGTTGCGCTTATATTATTAATTTGAGTAGCTAACGCTCCACTAGCATCAATAACAACAGCTCCAGAAGCCTCAATTCTTCCCGCTAAAAATCCAGAAAGACCAAGATTACCACTCGCTGCAAGAACATCAATTCTAGCCGCTAAACTTCCGCTGATATTACTTGCCGTTAAATTTGTTTCAGTAATTTCGCTTCTAAATGTTCCGCTTATTCCTGTTGTTGCGGAATTTAAGGTTTGAATTTGGATAGCCAAAGTTCCTGTTGCTGTTGAAAGCAATCCCGTTGCTCCAGAAATAACCGACAAAGAGCTATTTATTCCGTCTGTTGCTCCAGAAACAGCTACGTACTGAGTTTGTAATGTTCCTGTTGCTATTTTTAAAGTATCAGTTACTTGGTTTAAATATCCAGTAGCCGCATCAAAATAATCATTTGCGACTTCTTGTTGAGCAAAAGCTTGAGAAACAAATCCAGTGTATTGCTTATAAACAGGATCGTCGGCTAATACATAATCCGTCTCTACGGCTGGCAGAGCGCTGGCAACACCATTGCTTCCGAACATATCATCTCTAGCAACTCTTTTCATCTTTTTATCTACATTGCTAAAAAAGATAAATTGATCTTGAGAATTTAACTGTGTTGCTACTGGAAGTTCTGTTGCTCTCTTGCTCATACTTATATTTACATTAAGGATTGATAGATTCGTTAGTATAAACCGCACTTAATGCTGGTTGACCATACGATCCCGACATTAATATTCCCGTCGTTTCGGAAACTTCAAAAGACCAATTAGTTTGAATTGTTGCGTTTCCTCCGATTTGAGGATTGATTGAATAAGAATCTAAAAACGCATTCTGTACTTTGATTCCTAGTTTCGGATTTGATTGCGCGTCTCTAAAAGTAATGTCAAAATTATATCCACTTACGCTAACGTTTTCTTGCTGTAATTTTTGCGCCAAGTTCTCTGCCGCAAATGATTCTACTATTGATTCAAGAGATACTGTAGCAACCACAGGTTTTTGAATTTTTCTTGTTGTTGGATAGTTGCTGCCAAATCCATAAAGAGCTTTTCTTTCTAATCCGAGCTGCAAAGAAAACGAAGTAAAGTTCTCAAAGACATAGCCAAAAGAAACTCCGCTTCCTCCATAAACAGCTTCAGCAGATATAGAGGCTCCAGCATAATAGCATCCATTATCAAAGATTCCTTTGAATCCTGTAGCAACTCTGCTTGATCTTGAGTTATCGTAAAAATCTATTCCAAACTTTCCTGTTGCAGCTTGACCAGATGACGCTGTATTTACCGAAGGAAGATAATTTTCAGCAGAGTAATTAGATATTGACGCATTAGCTCCAACAAATTCGCATGATACTGTAGCTAAGTTATTTACCGCAACTTGCATAGAATAAGAGCCAATAAAAGCGTTACCTATCCCTAACACATTAAATCCGTCTGCGCTTGTTGCTGCCAAAGCATCTTTTCTCTGATCTTGCGCTATCAAGACGTAAAAGTTTCTATCTCCTGTACTAGAAAATACTGTTGATAGTGGATTTGAGTAAGACGAATTAGATACATCTAACCCTAAATGCTTTTCATTCCATCCATCATTAAGAAGATAACTCAGACTTAAAGAAACATCTGGCGCAAGTTGACTTTCACGAGAGGCAAAAGCGGACGAGCCAATTTGTTTTAAAGGCTGACGATTTACGTTAAAGTTAAATCCGTAATTTTGGATAAAGTCTAAACGAGAAATGTATTGTCCAGTATTTTTTGATGGTTCAAAAGCTCCTTCTGAACCAACAAACATTTCCTGCATTTCGTATGAAATTAGTTTTCTCATTAGTAAACCTTTCTTGCTCCTAATGGATCTTCTATCATTGAAACCGAAATATCATTAACGTTTTTATAAACAAAAGTATGACTCCATTCAGGAGCGTAAAAGAATTTGTTCTGATTGTATATCTTTGGAAATTTATATTGGAACTTTCTGAATCCTTGTTTGCCAATCAAGAAGTGAAGAATACATCTTGCTTCAGCGTCAGATACACCTTTGAAATCTAATTTTAATGATTTTAAAACATTAGCATGAAGCCCAAAATCAGTTCTTTTTGTGAACGAGTACGGCATTTCGGTTTTCACCACTGAAGTTTCTTTTGTTGTTTGTGTAGGATAAGTTGGCTGAAAAAAGAACTCTTTGCTAAATCTTGAATCACTTATTCCTGTATTTTGTCCTGTGGAAATGTCTCCTGTAACATAGTAAAAAGAATCATACATATTGTTAGCATTAACTCCTGTGTTTCTAACAACGTCATATTTACTATACGCTACTCCAGTAGAATAATTTCCTTTTAAAGAACTTCCTGTAATAAATGGCGCAGACCAATTTAATAAACTTGATGATTGGTCCGAACTCAAAGAAACATTAACTGTATGAAGATCATTCTCATTAAAAGAATTATCTATATTTGAACAGAACATATTGATCGGCTTATATATTTGAGCCGCGTCAGTATATTGAAAATATCCAGTTCCATTTAACGATTCAAAATATCCAGCAATCTTGCGCGCATCTTCTTGCTTTTTATTTTCAAACTGCATATTCATTTCCATTTGCAAATGATTTAAACCTTTTGGCATAACGTGCATATAGTTATCCGTTGTAGTGTAAGACGCTAATTCAGCAGAAAAACTAACAGACATTCCATAAGAAGGCGTAAACGCTAACGACGCTGGAATAGAACCAGTTACGTTTTGATCTCTGTCATAAAAGAAAGACATTAGATAAATCCTTGATAACTAAGAGTTATCACTAAATCATCAGTTGCGGATGAGTTTAATGATTCACTAATTAATTCCATGTTCTCCATTGTAAATGAGGCTAATGATCCTACATTTATTTTAATTCGGCGTTTATTAGAGTCAACTATATAATCAAGAACTCTTTTCGATTGATAGTCATCTACTGCAATAGTAAATTCCGCATTAACTTTAAAAGGCTTTATAGTAGATACTTCAGTTGGCAAACTGCCAGTTGGATGATAGTAAGGTTCTCTTTTGCATTCTACTGAATAAGTAAATGATTCAATTCTATTAGTACCGCTACCATCACACTCTATAGTAATATCGTTTGGTCTTATAACTGATAGTTTGCCAGTTTCTGAGGCTCCAGTTGAACCGACTCCAGAACCAACTTGTCCAAATATAGAAAAACTCGCGCTAAGATTTGGGAAATTACCAACAGAACAAGCAACAGAATACGATGACAAATAAGCAGACTCAAAGCCAAAATTCTTTCCATTATAATTTACATTTCCGCTTACAGGAGTTAATCCAGTAAAATTTAAAAAGAAATCAGAAGGCGACAAATACTTTTGAACGCTTAATGTTGATTGCGGCGGATTAGAAGTAAATGTTTTAAACTTTGAATACCCAATTACATTGACATGATCAACAGGAAGTGAGTAGCCAAAATTAACACTATTGACGCCAAATACTTTGACGCCACTAATGTATAAACTATTTTCGTAGTTTGATACTGATGACTTCATTATCTAGTTCTGAGTGCTCCTCCTAAACGTTTTTCTTCGTTAATGGTTTCAAGCACTACAGCCTTAATCCGTTCGCCCATCTTCTTATAATCTACGCCACCTTGTGATGTTTGACCTTGTGACTCAGTAGATGAACTGCTGCCAGAAACATTGATACTAATATTAACCGCTGTTCCTGTTGTTGCGTCAACTTTGGCTTTTGAATCATTTGATTCTGTTGTTGTTTCTGTTTCCGCTCCAGCGTATCCACCTTCTGCGAATTTGGCGCGGCCAGAATTCATTGAATCTAAATATTGTTTACCGTACTTGCGAACAGTTCCGCGATCCATAACATATTCGCCGCCCATTAAAAGAGCTGGAATATCATCTGTTGGTCCGCCGCCGTTGTTAAAGCCGCGAATCATTCCGCCGTAAGCGTTTCTTAAAGGAGAGAATTTGGGTTGAACGCTGGACGTAAAAGACCCCAAAGACATAGGCCCAGCTCCACCGTAAATTCCTAATTTTGAAGACATAGACGCTACGCCAGAAGATTTTATTCCTTGGGCTGACACTTTATTAGCTCCCATTGATCCTAATTTTCCAGCTCCATAAGACAAAGCAGCGGCTGCTACAGTACTAATTATTTGCTTCTGCATAGCTTTTCTTTGCTGCGTTCTGTAAGCTTCTCTTTGAGCCATAATATCCAAACCTTGTTGTTGAGCGCTTGTAATTTCTCCTTTGATTGTATCTTCGTTCATCAATCCAAATCTAGAAAGTCTTGCGCTTTGATCTTCAAGGTTAGCGAACGCTGTTGATTTACTTCCTTTTAAAACGTCAGTAGCGCCGCTTGTTGTTGTTTGATTGGCGAATTTAGATAATTGATCGTATCCAGAAATTTCCGATCCTCCACGAACGCCGGGCAAAAAGATGCCGCCGCTATTCATTTTCGCCATATTCTCTGCCCCGTACTTTTGAACGGCAGATTTACGCATAACGTATTCGCCTGAACTCAACATTGCAGGAACGTCGTCTCTAATTCCAGAACCTCCAGTTACAAAACCACCGCTAGCAAATTTTTGAATATAACCTCCTTGAGATTTCGTCACAGGCATTTGGAAAAAGTTTGGCAAAGCTTTAGCCAAGCCCTGCATTACGTTATTAGAAGCGTTCTGTAAAAATGCTTGCTGCATTGTTTTTAAGAATCCTTGAGCAACGCCTTGAAGTGCTCCTTTTAAATCGTCTGTTCCGCTTACCGCAGCACTAAGAGCATCTCTTAATCCATCTCTAAAACCAATAGTGGTATTATAAGAAAATGTTTCGGAAAAACTCTCGGTTTCTTTACCAATATCCGCTATCGCTCTTACCGCTCCAGCTCTAGCAGGTGATTTTTCTCTTAAATTGCTAAGAGCTAATTCAAATGTCATTATATCTTGTACTAGCTTAAGCTGCTTCTCTTTTTCTTTGTTTATTTGTTTTACCTGTTCCTCACTTAACTTATTTGCATTCCCTAAAATTTCTGCCGCCGTACTTAATTCTGAAAGATATAATTGTTCTTTTTTCAGGGAAGTTTCGTTCAATGCTGCACCAGTTTTTCCAAGATTTTTGGTTTTATTTACGGCAGGTAAAAAACTGTTTGTTTTTGCAAAAATATTTTGTAAATCTTCCGCTGTTTTAGCTGAAGCTAGCTGTTCTTTTATCTGCTTTTTTTGATCATCTCTAAGGAAACTCAAAAGGTTTATTTGCTCTGTGTATTTTGATTTTAAATTTTCAAATGAATCGCTTTCAGCGTCTATCGCTGTTCTATTTATAGACCTTAATTCTGTTTCTCTTCTTATTTCTGCATTAAACCTTTCGAGTTGCGATTGTTGTGCTCTTGTAGCAAAAGGTTGCTTTGAGATTTGATTTTGCAAAGATTTCGATCCGGCCTGTAAATCAAGATCTTCGATGGCTCTGCCTCCTGTTCTCTTTAGATTTTCAAGTTGTTTTTCAAATGTAACTCTTTCACTTATTGCTCGCAATTCAATTTCACTATTTTTGTTTCTTATTTGCTCTTGTATTTGAGATTGCTGTTTAATTCTTAGAATATCCTTTTCTGTTTTTAATCCATTTTCTTTTATTTTTACTTCTGTTAAAGCATTTTTAATAGTGATTCCAGCTTCAGAATTACCTTTTATGTTTAATTTATTTAACTCTTCTTCTATGTTTAAATTTTGTTGTCCACTTTCTATTTTTTTTCTTAAAATATCTAAAGCTTCTTGTTCTCCTGTCGCTAAAGACGCTTTAGATAACTCTTTTATTGTGCTTTCTAATATTGATTTTTTTGAATCGCTAATTTTATCATCTATAGATAATAAATCTAATCTATTAGATTCTTCTTGTTTTTGATAGTTATTGAGAGTAGCCGCATTTTTGATAAAACTCGCTTCTCTTTTTGCTCTTTCGATTAAAGCCTTGTTTTGTCCATCAGCAAAAGCTTCCGTTAAACCATTTAACTGAGTAGTTAACGCGACTCTTTTAACAAGGTCTTTTGCCGCTTTCTCTTCTTGTCTTATTTGTATTTTATCGGATAAAATAATTTCAGCTTTTATATCTCTAAGCTTTTGTTGATTTGCGCTTCTCTCCGCTTCTAAAGCAAGAATTTCTAATTCTTCCTTTTTTTCTTTTTCCGTCATTGGTAAAGCAGCTCCAACACCATAAGGACCGCTTTGCTTGAGCCTATCGGCTTGTCTTTGACTACGATCAACTTTCCCAGATTCTAACTCTTTTCTCCTTGCTTCTATTCTCGCTTGATCTTCTTTTAAAATTGAGAATTTATCTCTAGCATCTGTTCCTGTAGCGGCTAAAGATTCTGTTTTCTTTTTTGCTTGAGTTTCTCGTTCTATTCTTGGGGCACTCATCATTTCGTCAAGTGCTTGATAAATTCCTATGCCCGCACCTATTGCAGCTCCTGCTGGCCCCATATATCCAGCTACTTTTCCCAAGGCTCCTTTGTTTCCTTTAAAAGTTTCGCCAGCAAGAGAACCTATCCCAGCGTATCCTGCTGTAGTTGTAGCTACTTGAGTTACAGCAGTTAAAGTTTTTGCAATAACGCTATCAGTATTTTTAAATGTCGATTGTAAAGTGTTGGTCGCTATCGACAAACCGCTAAAAGCTAACAATAATTTATTGGTCGATAATATAGATTTATTAACAGCGTCTTGTTCAGCTGAATTTACTGTGGCAGGTGGAGCAGCTTGAGCAGAACCAACTCCATAATCAAATACATAACCACCACTGTTTTGAGGAATTTGATATCCTTTCGGCATTAATGGACCTTGAGCCGTACCTTTTCCTAATATTTCTTTTCTTATCTTTGCGTCATTCTTGGCAAAATTTGGAACTTTTCCATCTGGCTCATCTCTTGTATTAATTACCGCAAATCCATCTGGATTGCGGGAATTTTTTAATCTGCCATCTTTTGTTACGCGGATTTGGCTTGGGTCTAATCCAGCGGCCATTTCTCTTTGAATGGCGTCTTCTAATGGACCACCTTGAGCGAAGTTTGGAATATAGCCAGCAGCTCCTTTTTTGGTTCTTGGTCCTAGTGTTGGCCATAAGCCTTTATCAATACTTGGACTATTAAGAGCAGGCACATGATAAGTTTTTGTATAATTTGAAACAAGATAATTTTCTAAGTCTTTTTGGGTTTTAAAGGTTCTTGTTTTTCGATCTACTCCTTCAACTACCGTTAAATTATTTAAATCATAAATCGGTTGCGGCACTCCTTTTCCAGCACCTATTTTTGTTTTAGATGTTGCGGCCCTGTTTAGCTCCGTTACTTGATATATTTTTTTAGCAATACTCTTGATTAATGGAGGACTATCAGAGCCTTTAACTTCTAAATATTCAATATTTTTTGGTATTTTAAAGTCTTTTTTTATGGCATCGTTGCCTCTAATATCTAAATCAAATGCTGAAGTAACAGCTTGTTCGCTATAATCTTGGAAACTCTTATCTCCCAATAAAGCGCCAACGCTAGCTTCAAAAATAGTTCCAGCAAAAGAAGCTAATGAACCAGGATTAAAAGTAGCAGCCAATTTGCCTTGTATCAAATCGCTTGGCAACTTCTGACTTGTCATATTCTTAGCTAATTGAACTGCGCTATTTTTTCCGTATTCGCTTAACTGTTCCTTTACATCGGTTAGCTGACTATCGCTCTTTGACGGAATTCCGTAAGTATTAAATTGTATTAATTTTTCATCTTGTTGATCTAATGATGATAGTTTAGCTGCGTTATCTACCTCCACTTTACCTTGTGGATCTCTATACACCCAACGAGAGTATCTATTTAGCAAACCATCATCTCTTCCGGTTTTCTTTCCAATCAAAGCCGCAAACCTTTCAGGTTCGTTTACATCTGCAAAATTTGGAATATATCCTCCTGCTCCTCTAACCATTCCAAAAGAATTTGATTTTGACTTCACCATTCCCATGAAATCAAATTGATTTAATGGAGCGTAAGCTGTGCCTGCGATTTGTTTTTTACTTCTTAAATCACCTTCTGATGGATCTGTTCTTCCAGCTCTTCTTGAAAGAATATCAAAATTCTTTGTATAAAGATAAGATACTTTGCCGCCGCTCGCGTTTACTGCGGACATTATAGATTCTAAATTCTTAGATAATCCACCATCTTTTGTTCGTCCAGCTCCAGAAAGAATATCTATTTCTGTGGCGTTTGCAACATCACCAGCACCAGTTAAGAATTTTCCCATTCCAGCGGCAAGAGTAGATTTACCAGCGCCAGCAGGAGCAATAAGAAGATTTTTTTTCGCGGAAGAAGCTAAGATAGCTTTTAACGTCGCGTTCTTATCGGCTGGAATTCTATCTGAATCGTAAACGTATTTGGCAAAATTAGGAACATATCCTCCAGCTGCGCCAATTTTTTTTGCACCAGCAGGAAGTCCATAAGCCTTAACCATGTCTTGATTAAAGATTGCCGAACCTCCGTTGGCAAAATTAGGCACAACATATTCGCTAGTATTAGCGATCATTGTTCCTTTTTTACCGCCGCCAAAAGCGAAGTTTGGAATAGAAACTACTTTAGAAGATGAGCTTGCGCCGCCAACTCCACGGCGAACGTCTGCCGCTTCTTGGGATGGAAGATAGCCTCCAGCAGCCTTTTTCGTTACTCCTCTAGCTGTAGCCGTTAACCCAGCTCCTTGCAATGCTGGCGTAACAGACGCCGAAATAGATTGAATAGTTGATAACGCTTGGATCTGTTTATTGTAAGCGTCTAATAAAATCTGCTCTTGTTTAACTCTATTTCCACTAGAAGCTAAAATTTGATCCATTATACTCTTATTTGAAATAAGAGTGTTTGTCACCGCTTGTTCTAGAGCTTGTCTTTCTTTAACCTTTTGGTTAATGCCAAGAATAGTCTGCAAAGACTCTACGCCGAATACAGCAATATCTCTAGTTAATTTAACGAAGATTGCAGCAATAATCGGCAATCCTACTTTAAACAATACGTCAGAAAATCCTTTGATAATGCCTCTAGCAAGATCGCCACCTGTATCAGTAGATGATAAAAGTTTGTTGATTGAATCAAGGAAAGAGTTAACGTATCCAACTAATGATTTTAGATTATCATTAAGTCCAATTTTAGCGAGGTTATTCGCCAACTCACCTGCCGATACAGATGCTTGGTTTAGCACCGCATCTAATGTTTTATTTAATTCTACTTGTCTGGCGAAAGCTTCATTAGATGCTCCTAGACTTACTCCAAGAGCTTTAGAGAACTGTCCTTGCGCATTTCCAATATCTCCTAAAAGCGCAGATAAAATATTGATATTGTATTTACTAGCTACCGCTTCTAAAATTTGAATTCTTTCGCCACCAGATAAATCTTTTAACTTTACGGATAAATCAGTTAAGATAGGAACTACATCTCTTAAATTTCCAGCAGTATCTAAACTCTCAACTCCAACCGCTCTTAAAGCGTTTACAGTTTCATCACTTCTTACTCTAGTAAAAATTGTTTTTAAAGCGTTACCAATAACAGAGCCGCCACGAGCCGTCTTTTCTTGCGCTACTGTAATTAAACCGTTTAATTCGTCAAACGTTACGCCAACTTCTTGAGCAATAGAACCTGCTCTAGCCAAACCGTTTGCCAAATCTTCCGCAGACACAGCAAACGCAGAGTCAACAGCAATTAACTTATTAAGAATCTGCGTTGTTGTTATGCCTGCTCCAGAAAAAGAATTAACCGCAGCAGTAAGAGTATCTACTGCGTCTGCTGCGCTAAGTGAAGTGAATCTCGTTAAAGTTAAAGCGTCGTTGGTTCTCTTAACTGTCTCTTCAACACTTAAACCTTGGCGAGAAAATTCCAAAGCGGCTTTAGCCGCTGTTCCAAAAGATTGGCTAGTATTTTTTGCGACATTAAACAGAGAATCTCCTAGCTGATCGAGTTGCGCGGCTGACTGTCCGCTTACTGCTCCAATATCTGCCAAAGCTTTTTCTACTGCAATACCATTATCTAGAATGCTTTTGAAAGCTTGCGATACTGCGTTAAGAATACCAACAGAAGCGCCGAACGCTAATACACGCGCATTAGAAGCTGCAATAGATTTTTCAAATTCTGTCGCTAATCCAGTAATCTTTCCAAGAGGTTGATTAAGATTCTTAAATGCCGATGGATCAATGCTTACAGGCAGATTAATAGTCCCAGCGGCTCTCTTGCCCGCTTCAATAGACTGTTCAAAGCCGACCTGTACTACTGGAATTGGAATTGCTTTAGCCATCCTTTAACCTTTTGAGTATTTTACACCCAAAAGTTAAGCATCGCCATGTAATTTCATAAGCTCGTCCATATTCAAAACTTTCTTCTCTTTCATTATCTGATTAAGAGATTTTCCAGAACCGCCCATTTCAGCTATTTCTTCTTTAGAAGCGCCAAATACCATAGAAGCAGAAGCGTCATCGTTCTGCTTAGTTTTAGATTCAAAGTTCTTTTTGGCTTTAGACTTATCGTTATACTGAAGAAGAGCTTCAGGATTTTGTCTAACATTATCTGGTATGTGCTCTACACTCTCAAAAATATTCTTAAATATCTTTCCATACAATATCATTCTTGTTTGGAAATCGGTTAAATCTACCATTGGTTTACCAAAGAATTCTGTTGGATAATCTAAAACTAAAAAGTATAAATGAAAGAAGTCAAGAAGCGTAATCTTTTGCAGATTTATCTCTGCAAACTCTTTCATGTATTCGTTATAGAATAAGATATATTCTATAAGATTCTCGTAAGTCATTTCCTCGAAATCTTCCATCGAGAATAGTTTAGTTTTAAACTCTTCATCTTTATAGAAAGATTCGTAAATGATATAATCATTTGACCGATTACCAGCGTACTCCTCTGCTGTTTTACCAAGCAGCTCTCTTCTTTGAGTTAATTTAACTATCAGTTTTACTTTTTCTTCTCTTACTTGATCTTCAATAGCTTTTATCTCTTTGCTTTTAAACAAATTCTTTCTAGTCAAATTCAGCCGCTCAATATAATCTTTAAGCTTTTTTATTTCTTTTTCGTCGTCATCCGTCCAAAACTGATCTAACACGCATTGCTTTAAAGCCTCGTCCTCTGTTGGAATTCCTTGTTTTACGGCGTGTTCGTAAAACTCTTGGTATCTATAGTCGAAATAAGATCGCTCAACTATTCCCAAATGCTTAATGAAAATAGGGCTACCTCTAAAATTTCTTTTCGAGTAGCCCTTTTTAATTTCAGCGAACAGCAAAAACAGTTTGCTATTACTCAAACTTTCCTGATTCGATATCACTTTCTAATTTTTCAAAGTCTTCCTTTTTGGCGTTCTTGCTAAAATACCAGAAGGATACGAACGTCATTAACTTACGAAAAGCTTTTGTATATACAACATCTTCAGTTTCGTCCATAACGTAAAGTTGAGCGAGTTTTTCTTCTGTAGTTAATCCTTTGAACATTGGCTCAATATTGCCGTTTGGCATAACTTGAGTATGAGCCATATTCAAACAAAACCATCGAATAACATTATTTTGCGCGATAGTGTCTGCGGTGTTGTTAAACAGTGTCAGATTGTCAGATTCAAGTTGAACGATTCTAGCTTTAGCCGCCAAAATCTTATCAATCAAATCGGTTTCAGCTTCTTTGTTTACGTCTGTTTTTGAAACGACTCTTGTAAGTTCATTTTGCCAGCTAGTGACAACTGAATAAAGCTTCATAAGCTCTTTAGCGTCATCTTCTGAAAACATTCCGCCTGTGTCGCTATATTTCTTTGTCAACATACCTTTTGTCAAAATACCTTTCTTTACGCAGTTTGACATCTCAACGCTGTATTGAAGATCGGCGTCTTCCATATTTTTTCTAGAAGGCTGCTTGATGATAATGCGCACTGGCACATCTTCTTTTACTTTTTGTGTAACAGTAATCGTTTGACCGTTCTCTTCTTTAGTTTCGGTCTTTTCGACTTCTTTGTTAACGGTAATATTGAAGCTAAATAATTCTTTCATTGTTTAAATGTGTGTTGAAATTCTACTCTGATAACTTCCAAATCGGAAGACATCTTTCTGATTGATTCATTGCCCATGTCTAGCACGCGCTTGCGTAGCCAACTCATTTGATCTTCGTCTAAATAGTTTGCTTGGCGCACAACTGGTTTAAAAGAATCTGGGGCAGAGGTGTATAGCAGAGCAAATTGCCTATCATGTTCATGCTTAATATCTTCTAAAATACCAAGCATCCTCTTGAACAGATCAGAGGTGTTCACCTTAACTTTATCATTTAAATATTCTTTGCCTGTCATATCCTTTTGCCTTATTATATATTACATTTAAAATCCAAAGTGTAAAGTAAAATATGGCGACTTCATACATTTCTGCTACACAGAAATCTTTTATTAATTCTGCAATGGATGATATCCATGAAACATTCTCGCGTGAAATTACTGTTATTATGAATCCAACAGTTGTTATCATTTCTACTTCTCCCACCTACAACAGTTTCTATAAGAGAGATTTAGATAACACAGCGTATAGTAGCTTAACTCCTCAGTCGTTTACATTTAAAGCTAGAATCAAGTATGTTTCAAATGAACAAAGCGTGTTTCCGGGTACCTTAGATCAACAAAAAGTTATTTATCCAACAGGTTCTGTTAAAATCAAAGTTCAGTATGACGCTTACCTTAAACTAAAAGAAGCTAGAAAAGTTGATCTTGATGGGCGCAGATATTCTATCGCTTCTGATTATAAACCTGTTGGTATGTTTGGCCCACAATACTATTCTTTCTTACTGTCTCCTGTTGACGAATAATTATGGCGTTTCAATTAGATAAGTCAGTTAAAAGGCAAGTTGCCCAATTAGTTAAAGACGATTTTGAGAAAAGAATCGAAAGAAATTTTGATAATATTAAATCTCAGATGATTAGAGAGCTAATGAATCATCCTGTAACTAAAGAGATTCAGCAAGGCTCAACAAGCCCAAACTCAAGTGGCACTTTAAGTGGCTATGGCAATTTGTTTACTTTTATTGGATTTGAATCTGGCTCTTCTCCTATTGACGCTATTAAGCAAGAGTTTGATAAAACAGTTCTTAGATTTCGCACATTAACTGATGACGGCCCAATTTGGAACATTTATCTGCCAGCTCCAGAAGACATTTGGGACGTTACTCCTATGCCTTGGGCAGAAGGCAGAAGCTGGGCTAAAGGCATTGAAACTGGCATTTCTGGCGTAGGTTGGTACCTTTATAATCAAAAGAAAAACTATCCGCAGTCTCGTTCTGGTCCGGCTATTCAAGTTAAATCAAAAAGTTCCTCGAAAGTTCGATTTAAAAATGTAAAATATATTAGCGACATTCTTAGCCGCTACGAAAAGAAATTCTCTCAACTAGATGAAACCACAATACCAACATAACGTAGCCACTTCATTCGCTTTGTGGTTTGACCATCACCTTCTTAGCGAAGGCGAAGCTTTCTCAAATCAAACAGG